ATCAATACTAGATTTGATGAGCTTATAGGGAACACGCACGCACGCGCCCAGTTTGTTAATGACGCAGTCGCGTCTCAGGACTACCTAGTTAAGACCTATGGGCTAAAGAGCGGCTACTTTTCGCCTAAGATGGTAGAATTTCAGGGTACTCTGGCTCCTAANCTGCTGTTTGAACAGCTAGCTGATCTTGCGGCTATTGAGCAGGTGACGGGCAAGGACCTGACAAAAGACCCTGTGCTACGGAAGACGCTGTTCAAAAACAAAGGCGTCCGCGAGACCTATAACGCCCTTACAGGGCTGAGGCAAACCCGTCTGGACAGTAAGGACTTACCCCCGCATACACGGACCCCCGAAGTAGATAGCGATGGCGTTATCGCTAAGCTGCGCAAGATGATAGGCTTCGCCAATGGTGGTACAGTCGGCAACGCCGGAAACAAGCGGCTTATTTGAGGGCTGCGTAGCTATGCTAAAAAGGAAATACTATGATTGAAAAAAGTATGTATGCGGCCCCTATGGGTATGATGGACCTAGCGGGCGCTGCTGGCATGGACGATACGCCTGTTGAGATTGAAATCGAAGACCCTGAGAGCGTAACGATCGGCATCGACGGTATGGAGATCGAGATCGAGCCCGGTAAGGAAACAGCCGAGGAGTTTGACGCCAACCTAGCGGATTTCATGGAAGACTCTGTTCTGACCGGGGTGTCTACGGATCTGTTGGCTAGCCTCGAGGACGACAAGAGCTCGCGTAAAGAGTGGGAAGAGACGTATAAAGACGGTTTAAAGCTGATGGGCCTACAGTACGAGGAGCGTACCGAGCCTTGGGAAGGCGCATCTGGCGTGTTCCACCCCATGATTACGGAGGCGGTTGTTCGATTCCAGTCCGAGACGATCATGGAGACCTTCCCAGCGCAAGGTCCGGTTAAGACCAAGATCCTAGGCAACGCTACCCCGGCTAAAGAGGAAGCGGCCAAGCGTGTCCAGAATGACATGAACTACGTGATAACTGAAGAGATGGTGGAGTTCCGTCCTGAGCATGAGAAGATGCTGTGGAACCTCGCTCCTGCGGGTTCTGCGTTTAAAAAGGTGTATTTTGACCCCGCATTAGGGCGGCAGGTCTCCGTATTCGTGCCCGCAGAGGATGTGTTCCTTCCATATGGCATGACAGACATGCAGACCTCGCCACGAGTGACGCAGCGCATGCGGGTGGTGCAGAACGATATGCGGCGCTTGCAGCTGAACGGCTTCTACCGCGATATTGAGTTGGGCGAGCCCACGCAAAAGACGGACAGTATTCAGGAGGCTAAGGACCGGGAGACGGGCTTCACAGCTATTAATGACGATCGTTACGTCGTGTATGAGTGCTTAGTCGATCTCGACTTGAAGGGGTATGAGGATACGGATAAGGACGGGGAAGAGACAGGCTTGGCGCTGCCGTATGTCGTTTCCCTAACGGATGACGGCGAGATACTGGCTATTCGGCGTAACTGGCGTGAAGATGACGACCTGAAGCGCAAGCGGCAGCACTTTGTGCATTACATGTACATCCCCGGCTTCGGCTCCTACGGATATGGGCTGTTCCATTTGATCGGCGGTTTCGCTAAATCGGCTACAAGCCTGATGCGGCAGCTGATCGACGCAGGCACGCTGTCTAACCTACCGGGTGGCCTGAAGAGCCGTGGGATGCGCATCAAGGGCGATGACACCCCTATCAGCCCCGGTGAGTGGCGCGATGTGGATATCGGCTCTGGGGCTATCCGGGATAGTATCCTGCCACTGCCGTATAAAGAGCCGTCTGCAACGCTCTATCAGTTACTGAATACGGTTGTTGAGGAGGGCCGTCGGTTCGCAGCCACTGCGGACATCAAGGTCAGCGACATGTCCAACCAAGCTCCGGTAGGTTCGACGCTGGCCATTCTGGAGCGCACGCTTAAGGTTATGTCCGCCGTACAGGCGCGGGTACACTACGCTCTGAAGCAAGAGCTGCGGTTAATTGCGGACCTCATGCGCGAGCACTGTATCGACGACTACGAGTATGATGTGGACGCGGTAGAAGGCCGTCAAGCGCGTCGAAATGACTACAGCATGGTAGACATCATCCCGGTGTCTGATCCTAATGCGGCAACTATGTCTCAGCGTGTTGTGCAGTACCAAGCGGTTATTCAGATGGCCCAGATGGCACCACAGATATATGACTTGCCGCAACTGCATCGCCAGATGCTAACTGTGCTTGGCATTAAGAACGTCGAGAAGCTTATCCCGACTGAAGAGGACCAGAAGCCCGTCGACCCTGTTACGGAAAACATGAACGTGCTGGCGGGTAAGCCCGTTAAGTCGTTCGCGTTCCAAGATCACGAAGCACACATATCGGTGCATCAGGCGGCTATGCAAGACCCAGTCATGGCGCAGGTTATGGGGCAGAACCCACAAGCCGCAGTTATGCAGCAGTCGATGGCCTCGCATATCGCCGAGCACGTCGGATTCGCGTACCGCAACCGCATGCAGGAGGCGTTGGGCATCGCGCTGCCGAATGCTAAGGATGGGCTGGCACCAGATATGGAGCGCTACCTATCGCAAGCGCTGGCTAAAGCTGCACCGCAAGTGCTCAACCAGAGCAAAGCTCTGGTAGCCCAGAAGCAAGCACAAGAAGCCATGCAGGACCCGTTGGTCCAGTTGCAGCAGCAAGAGCAGCAGCTCAAGCAGCAAGAGCTGCAGCGCAAAGCGCTTAAAGATCAAGCGGATGCGCAGATGGCAGGGCAGAAGCTTCAGCTTGAGCGCGAGGTGTCGCAAGCGGAGATCAGCATTCGGCAGCAGGAGATCGCGCTTGAGGCCGAGAGGGTTAACGCCGAAGTGCGCAGCAAGGGCTTCCAAGCAGGGGCTACTGTGGCTAAGGACAAGGCTGACCGTGCTGCAGCGGAGCAAGAGCGCGTAACGCAGAGCATAATGGCCCGTATGGATGGCATATCCAGCAAGGGGGCTAAAGAATGATTCATAAATTTACGGATGTTCTAGTGCAGAAGCTACATGAGGTGGCCGCTAACTACGAGAAGGATATTCTAGAGGGCCGCTGCGCGACCTTCGACGAATATAAGTACAATTCTGGCGTCTTACGGGGTCTAGCCGGGGCTGTTGAAATCGCAAAAGATCTCGCTAACTTAACGGAAGAGGATGATGACTGATTCCACAAACGAGCAACTTGTTGCTTCGCAACTACCGACCCCGGTCGGATATAAGCTACTCTGTGCTTTGCCAAAAGCGGAAGCGACATTTGAGGGGTCGTCCCTTATTCGTCCTGACGCGGTACGCAGACAGGAGGAGCTTGGCACTGCAGTGCTATATGTGCTCAAAATGGGCACGGAGGCATATGCAGATACCACGAAATTTCCTAATGGGCCTTGGTGCAAGGAAGGTGATTTCGTGCTTATTCGTACCTATTCTGGTACGCGATTTAAAATTAACGGTACTGAATTCCGCTTGCTTAACGACGACCAGATTGAAGCCGTTGTTGAAGATCCGCGCGGGATTACTCGTGCCGCTGCTTAAGGAGATGTGCTATGGAGACTTTTAAGTTCCCGGATGAAACTGCTGAGGTTCTCGACGACGCCCAAGAGGATTCGATTGATTTTTCTATTGAATCTGATGATATCGACGTTGAAGTTGTCGACGATACCCCCACAGAGGATCGTGGCCGTAAGCCAATGGCTACCCAGCCAGAAGAAGTTACGGAAGATGAGCTTGCGGAATACAGCGACAAGGTAAAGAAGCGTATCAATGAGCTGAGCCGCGCCCGTCATGATGAGCGTCGGGCTAAGGAGTCCATGATACGCGAGAAAGTTGAACTTGAGGACCTGACTCGCAGGCTGTTCGACGAGAACAAGAACCTCAAACGGTACGTGAATACCGGCGAAGAGGTTATGGCTAATACCCTTAAGCAAGCGGCGGAGACGGAACTGCAAGCAGCGAAGCAGAAATACCGCGAAGCCCATGAGTCTTTCGACACCGATGCCATCGTCGATGCGCAGGATGCCTTGACTGAAGCGCGCCTAAAGTTTGAGCAAGCTAAAACTTTTAAGCCTAATGCTTTACAAGTTGAATCTGATGATGTATATATTCCTGCATCGAAGCCAGAAGCGCCGCAACTCGATGAGCAAACTGCCAGATGGCAGGGCCGGAACCAGTGGTTCGGGGACCGCTCTAATGCGGCGCATAGAGAAATGACCGCTCTCGCTATGGCTGCGCATACGAATTTGGTTGAAAACGGAGTGGATCCCCGCTCTGCTGAGTACTTCGAGCGTATTGATGCTCGCCTGCGCGACGTTTTTCCCGACTTTTTTGGTGGGAGTAGACGGGCTAAGAAGCCTTCATCGACTGTTGTAGCGCCAAGTTCTCGTGCCAGTGGCTCTGGAAG